AGTCTTTGTGCATCTCCGCATTTCAAAACCCTGAACTTTGCTAAGGTTGAACTATGCCTAATCCAGCCAAGCCAGCCGAACTTCAAATGTTGCAAGGCAATCCAGGCAAGCGAGCAATCAGAACTAATGATGCAATCGCACCCCTTGAATACGGCTATGTAGAACCGCTTAGACCGCTAGGCGAAACTGGCAAGCAGTTCTGGGATTCAATCTTTGGCGCTGGTGAGCTTTGGATTTCTATAAAGACAGACACAGCCTTAGTCCAGTTAGTCTGTGAGCAAATGGACAGGCGAGCAAAACTGGCTGAGTTGTGGTGGGTAGATCCGACTGACCGAACTGTGACAATGGGCTTGCACGAACTTGAAAAGGAACTGCGCTCTAACCTGGGATTGCTAGGTTTCTCACCAGCAGACAGAACTCGCCTGGGCTTTGTATCGGCTAAGACAAAATCAAAGCTAGAAGAACTATTGGCTAAGAAGGCTGCGCGTGGGTAGTTGGCCACCGGCTATCTTGACACCTGTCAAACCTGAATCTATTGCTAGAGGTGACGGCGAAGATGCGATTGAGTTTGCCGAGTTGTTTGGCTCTATTGGTAAAGACGGAATTGCTGGCAAGTCAGGCGCAGCTCTTGTCTTGCGTGACTGGCAAAAGCAACTGCTAAGAAGCCTTTATGCGCGAGATGCCGATGGTGGCTATGAGGCTCAGACTGCTCTAATTGGTATGCCTCGAAAGAATGGCAAGTCTGCTCTATCTAGTGCTGGCATTGCGCTTTATTCTTTACTGGCTGAAGGAGTTCAAGGTGGTGAAGTAATTGTCGCTGCTGCCGAAAAGGAACAGGCTCGCATTGTCTTTGGTGAGGCTAGAAGAATGGTGGAGTCAAGCGAACTGTCTGAGATGGTGCAGGTCTACCGAGATTCAATCTATGTTCCAAGCACTCACTCAGTCCTCAAGGTTGTATCAGCCGAGGCTTACTCTAAAGAAGGTGCTAACCCTCATAGGCTAGTGCTGGATGAAGGTCACGCTATGAAAGACCGCAAGCTTTTTGATGTTTACTCTTTGGCTATGGGTAACCGAGGCAAGATTGCGCAACTAGCAATGATTACAACCGCAGGTGTAAAACAGGACATAACAGGACAGGACTCCATTGCTTACTCGCTTTATCAGTATGGTCAAAAGGTCGCTAATGGCGAAATACAAGACCCTAGTTTCTTTATGGCTTGGTGGGAAGCGCCTGCTGAAGCCGATCACCGACTTGTTGAAACCTGGAGAATGGCTAACCCTGCTTTTGATGACCTTGTTGCTGAGTCTGACTTTGCTTCTGCTGTTCGCAGAACTCCTGAAGCTGAGTTCCGGACTAAACGACTAAACCAATGGGTAAATACTAAGAGCGCTTGGTTGCCAGCAGGGGCTTGGGATAACTTGCAAGATGACTTTGAGATGACCGCTGAGGATGAATATGTCATTGGCTTTGACGGATCGTGGAAGAATGACTCGACTGCCCTAGTTGCTGTCTTGCTACCTAAAGAGGAAGGCGAGCCTTTTAGAGTCAAACACATCAAGTCTTGGGAAAAGGACTTTACTCTTGATGACGATTCTTGGCGCGTAGACAAGCACGAAGTTTCTACCTACTTGCTTGATTTTTATAGCCAGTTCCCAAGAATGAAAGAGTTAGTCTGTGACCCTTCTTACTGGGAAGATGAACTTTGGGATTGGAATGCCGCTGGCTTACCGGTTGTTGCTTATCGCAACTCAACAGAGCGAACTATTCCTGCCACCGCTAAATTATTCGATGCAATTATGTCAGGCGCTTTAGTTCACGATGGATCTCCAGCGATGGCTAGGCACTTGGATAACTGCATCCTAAAGATTGACAACAGAGGCGCTCGCATAACAAAAGACTTTAGACAACCAAAACTAAAGGTGGATAATGCGATAGCCTTGATGATGGCGTATGACCGCGCCAGCGGTAGAATAGAAGAACAGGTCGTTCCGCAATTTTTCGCATAATAGGTAGGGTTTATGGCTGGGTTTTTTGACAGATTTCGCAAAGAAGATAGAGCTATCTCTTTCCAAACCATTTGGGGTAGTGGCGCTGACCTAGAAATCATCAACCCAAGTGGCGTGGCAATCAACGCTAACTCAGCCTTTGAAGTTGTTTCCTTTTGGTCAGCAGTTAGCCTTATCAGCGACACCATCGCAACCCTGCCAGTAGATTCCTACATTAGACAAGACGGCAACCGCAGACCTTACAGACCACGACCTGCTTGGGTAGACCAGCCAGATGTAGACCTAACAAAACAGGCACACTATCAGCAGGTTATTGTCAGCTTGCTAGTTAGCGGAAACTCTTACACTCGAATCTTCCGCAACAACTCTGGAGATGTAGTAAACCTTGTCTGCCTAGATCCAGCAACAGTTACAGTTCGCCGCTCTGCTATTGGTCGCAAAATCTTCCTGATTGAGAACGAATCAGAAACTCTTACAAGCGAAGAGATTATTCACATCACAGACTTGATTCAACCTGGCAGCCTAACCGGACTCTCAAGAGTAGAGCGCCTAAAGGAAGCAATCGGACTTTCAAGCGCGATGCAGACTTTTGCTGCTCGCTTCTTTGGCACAGGTGCAACAACTCAGGGAATCATCGAGTATCCAGGCAACCTAACTCCAGAGCAAGCCAAGAACTTGCGCGATGGATTTGACTCAGCGCACCGAGGCTTCCGCAGAGCGCACAAGACTGGAGTTCTTTCAGGTGGCGCAAGCTACAAGCAGACCACAGTTCCAAACGATGCAGCGCAGTTTATTGAGTCACGCAGATTCTCAGTCGAGGAAATTGCAAGAGCGTTCAACATCCCTCTAAGTATGATGGGAGTGCCAGGCACTCAGTCTTACGCCTCTGTTGAGCAGAACGCAATTCAGTTTGTTACTCACACTCTAAGGCCTTACATCGAAAAGGTTGAGTGGGCTTATTCTCGCTTGCTACCAGTTGAGGCTTTCCTAAAGTTCAATGTAGATGGATTGTTGCGAGGTGACTTCAACTCTCGTATTAGCGCTTACGCAACAGGTTTGCAGTCTGGCTTTATGTCTGTCAATGACATTCGCAGACTAGAAGACCTAAGCCCAACAGAGGGCGGTGACCAATACCGAGTTCCACTAGCCAACATCTCACTAACCGATACATATCTAGTTGCTGATAACGAAAAGACCAATATGGTCAAGGCGCTTATTCAGGTTGGATTCGACCCAGCCGAAACTCTAAAGGCATTTGGGCTTCCAGCTATTACTCACACCGGAGTTCCAAGCACTCAGCTTCAGGCAGTCAATACTATTGACCCAGAAAATCCAGAGTCGGTTTACGGAGTCTAATGATTACAACTGGTCAGATGCAGGTAACAACCACTAGAGCAATTTTGGATGGCACTTCAGTTGATCCTTATAGGCTAGTTGTCCATAATTCAGGTTCTAATGCTATATATCTTGGCAATGGACAAGTAACTGCAACAAATGGATTCAATATTCATGCAAATTCCACTTTGACTTTAGAGTTGCCACCACTAACAACTCTTTATGCAATCACTAGCTCTGGAACGCATGAACTTACTTGGATGAGGATTGAATAATGCCTTATTACATTACAGAGTCAAATCCAGATTGTTCAGGCTGGGCTGTTGTAGATGATGGCGATGGCTACTATGGCTGCCACACTACAAAGCAATCAGCGATAGATCAGGCAGTTGCAATTTCAATTAGCACCGAAGAACCATTCGAGGGTGAGCGAGCTGCCATTGACTCGCTAGTTATTGGTGACTATGTATCTTGGGATGTTCTAAACCCGACTATCTTGGCTCAGATTGTTGCTGTCGAAGGTGAGATGGCAGTTATCCAGTTGTTTGAGTATGAAGATGGAATCTTTGAAATCTCAGACAAACTGATGATCATAAATGTTTTCAAGATTGACAAGGTTCGCAAGCCAGAAATGATTGCTGTGGAACTTGAGGATGAGCCAGACTCCGAAGAAGAGTCAGAGGCTAATCTGCCAGACAACTATCGCCCAGCTCTTTCTGAGGATGTTCCAGAAGGTCGCGCCTGTGGCAACTGTTTCTTCTTTGATGAATCGCGCGTAAATGAAGACGGCGATAAAGCTTGGTGCGAGCGGTGGGATGCATTTGTTGATGGTGGCTATTACTGCAATGCCTGGCAACCTAACCCAGAAGACCGAGCAGAGCCAGATGAATTAGTTGTTGGAGATTTTGTTTCTTGGGATAGCAGCGGTGGCACAGCCAGAGGCCGCATTGTCAGGATTGTTAGAGATGGCGAGATAAACATTCCTAACTCTTCTTTCACAATTACTGGAACGCCAGAAGACCCTGCTGCCCTGATTGTCCTTTATAGAGAATTTGAAGATGGCTACCAAGCAACCGCAACTAGAGTAGGCCACAAGTTTTCTACCCTGACCAAGATTGCCAGTCTTGATAGAGAAGCAAGAGCCATAAACCAAGAAGCACCTGCCTATATGAGAGCAGCAGCTCGCAGAGGTCTTGAGTATTACGCAGAAGGTCTAGGTGGCGATGGCCTAGTTCCTGCAACTATCCGCGATGCAAGACTTATGGCAGAGGGAACTGTTAGCGATCAGAAGTGGATTCGCATAGCGGCTTGGATTTCTAGACACCTAGTAGATCTAGATTCGCCAGATGCAGACCCAAGTTCAGACAACTATCCAAGTCCAGGTGTTGTTGCTCATCTGCTTTGGGGGTCAGGGCCATCAAAGCGAGCAGCGCAAAGAGCTTTAGATTATGCAGAATCGGTAGTTGCTAGAATTAGAGCAGAAGAAAGCGAAAGAATGACCGAACCAGTAATGGATGAAGCAAGAGCAAAATGGCTGAAAGCCGCTTATGCTATCAAGGCTAAAATAGAAGGCACAGAAAATACTCGCGCACTCGGCAAGAACGAAACACGAATCAACCACATCGAGCTAAGAGCCGAAGGCGATGGTCGCTCTTTCACAGGCTACGCAGCCCTATTCAATGAACCTTCTTTGCCTCTTCCATTCGTAGAGTATATTCGACCAGGAGCATTCAAGCGCTCACTCCAGTCACGCAACAGAATGATGTTGCTGTGGAATCACGACACATCAAATCCATTAGCCTCTACTCGCAACGGATCGCTACAAATGGTTGAAGATGAGCGTGGTCTAAAGGTAACGGCAAGGTTACCTCAAACCACACTCGGGAACGATATTGCTGTTTTGGTGCGCGATAAAATAATCGATTCTATGTCTTTTGGATTTTCAGTCAAAAAGGATTCTTGGTCACAAGATGGACAAACTCGCTACCTAGAAGATGTAACTCTTTATGAGGTTTCTTTAGTTAGCACTCCTGCCTACGAACAAACCGCTGGCACAGTATCAGTTCGCTCAGGTATCTCAGCAGACGATCTAGCAGATGCCTTGCTAAAGATTGAATCAGGCGAAGAGCTAGAGCCAGAACAAGGCGCTCTTGTCAATGAGGTTATTGGTAAACTTACTAAGACTCCAGAAGTGGAAGAAGTAGAGGGTGACATTTTGGCTCTCAAGCAAAAGAAACTAGCCTTACTAATGATGGGAATCTAATGGCAACCAAAGATGAAATTGCAACAGCAATCAAGGTAGTAAAAGAAATTAGCGGTGACCCTAGCACCGGTGCAATCAAAG